GGCCCTGGGTCAGAACCCTCCCCCTTTAGGGGGACTTTCCCTGGTTCTCGATGTACTGGCGGATCACGGTGATCGGAGCCCCGCCGCAGGAGCCGGCGAAATAGCTCGGACTCCACAGGTGCTCGGCATGGGGGCGCAGCGGAAACTCCTTGCGCAGCATCCGGCTGGACACGCCCTTCATGGCGTTCACGATCCCGGCCACCGACTGCTTGGGGGGGTACTCCACCAAGAGGTGAACGTGGTCTGCCTCACCGTTCAACTCCAACAGCACGCAGTCCAACTTCTGTGCGACGCCCTGGCAGACCTCCCGCATCCGGTCCAGCTCCGCCTCGCCCAAGACCTTGCGCCTGTACTTGATCGTGAAGACCAAGTGGACCACAAGTCGAGAAACGCTGTGCCGACCTCGCCGGAGCTTGTCTAGTTGCATGTCAGACCCAAATTGGTATGCTGTTGAGATGAAGGCACGCTACCGCTTCCGCCTCTACCCACATCCGCACCAGCGCACCGCGTTGGCGCAGCTCTTCGGCTGCTGCCGGCGGGTGTGGAACGACTCCCTGGCTCATTGCCAGGAGCTGCGGGCAGCGGGCGAGAAAACGCCTTCTGGCTACGCCCTGCGCAACTGGATGGTTGGCGCCAAGGCCGAAGTCCCCTGGTTGGCGGCGGCGCCATCAACGCCTCTGTGCGAATCGGTGCTGGACTTGGCAGTCGCCTACAAGAACTTCTGGGCCAGCTGCACCGGCAAGCGCAAGGGACCAAAGGTGCGGGCGCCGCGCTTCAAGTCGAAGCGAGACAGCCGCCAGGCAGCACGATTCACTCGGCAGGGATTCCGCTGCCACGAGCGCACCCTGCAGCTCCAGAAGATCGGCAAGGTGCCCATCGAATGGAGTCGGGATCTACCGGCGGAGCCCAGCTCCTGCACGGTGATCCGTGATGCCTCGGGCCGCTACTTCGCCAGCTTCGTGGTGGAAGTGGCTGGCGCCAACTCCTGCGCCATCCGTCCCCAAGACGGACGGGTCATCGGCATCGACCTGGGCTTGGCATCCCTCGCCGTTACTTCTGACGGTGAAAAGGTGCCCCTGCCAAAGCACTTCGACGCAGCGCGGAAGCGTTTGCGCCGATTGCAGCGGCAGGCGGCGAGGAAGCGCCGTTGTGTCCCCAAGGGCACGAAGGCATCGAATCGCCTCAAGGCCGTGGATCGCAAGATCGCCAGGCTTCACGCCAGGGTTGCAGACCAGAGAACCAATGGCCTGCACCAACTGACGAGCCGCCTGGTGCGCGATCACGACTTCATCGCCATCGAGGACCTCAATGTGTCCGCGATGCTGAAGGCGCCGAAGCCGGTGCTGGACGAAGCGATGCAGCGTTGGCTGCCGAATGGCCGCGCCTCAAAGCGTGGCCTGGCCCGTGGCATCTCTGATGCTGGCTGGGCAACCTTCCGCACCATGCTGGAGCAGAAGGCCGACCGTGCCGGCAAGCGAGTGGTGGCGGTGAACCCCGCCTACACCAGCCAGCGGTGCAACCAGTGCGGACACACTGAAAAGGCCAACCGCCCCAAGCAAGACACCTTCCGGTGCCAGAGCTGCGGGCACACCGAACATGCCGACATCAATGCGGCGCGGAACATTTTGGAGGCCGGACTGGCCTTGTCTGGACGTGGAGCCTTGTGTAATTCCGAGCCTCGCTCGGTTGCTGGCTGTGAAGCGTCTACCCACCTGAAGGTGATGGCTCATGCAGCCTGATCTGAGAAGGAATCTCCGGCCTTTAGGCCGGGGAGGAAGTCAATCGTCTTCCAGAAGGATCGCGGTGCCATCCTCCTGGAGCAGCAGTGAACCGTCCTCCTGCAACAGGAAGCTGGGCGGGCGGCCCATGCGCAAATGGACGGGGCCGGTGGTGATGAAGTCGATCGAGGTCTGAACCGGCTGGCTCGGTTGGAAACTCATTCCAACGTTGGTCACGATGGCCTCGCACTCCCACCAGATGTGGTCGTCGGAGTAGCCCTGGTTGTCCAGCGTGCTGACTGAACCACGTCCTCCAGTCTTGATGTAAAAGCGCCCCAGAAACTCGGCGCCGAGCTGACAGCGCAACACCAGCTGAGCCATGTAATGCGGTAGCTCAACGGTGCCTCGGGCGCTGCCGTCACAGAGCGCCTGCTCGTAGTTCCAGAAGCACCGAAGGCTCCCCTGACCGCTCATCAGACCGTTGGTGTAAAACCGCCGGTGCTCCTCGCCGAGCACGGTCAGATCCACGGCGTCGCGGTTGGTCGTCAGCTGCCAGTCGGTGATGTTGGCCAGGCAGCGGTAGTTCCGGTTGGTCAGCGTCACGCTGATCGGTTGCGCAACGGTCGGTGCCACCAGCGGCAGTGCGTCCGCTTCCTCGCCGTTGATGGCATCCACGAAGCTGGTGAACAGTCGGACGCTGCCCACATCGTCGATGTGGCAGAACCATTGGCCATCGGGGAAGTCGTGGCCGCTCACCAGCTCCAGCAGGCCGCCATCGGTGCGGGTGATCTCGATCTGGTCGCCGCTGATCAGGGCGCTGGGGTCAAACGCAAAGCTGAAGCGGCGCTTGGCGGTGTTGACGTCCTCGGGCGTCAGCAGGCCCGCGAGCACCACGTTCTCGCTGTGGCGCCGCAGCTCCACCATGCCGCTTTCGCCCAGATAGACGCCAGCCATCAGAGGTTGACCTCGGTGGGAGCGCCGTTGGCTTCCCACGCCACCTGGGCGCTGAAGACTTCACCCACTGCCATCCGCATCTCGACGCTGGTGAGGTGCGCGTTGACCTCAAGGAACTTGCCGGTGGTGCTGCCGTCCACCACCCGCAAGCGCAGCGTGACGGCCTCGCTTTCGTTGGCCTGCCCTGGGCGTTGACCGGCCAGGCTGCTCTTGATCAGCTTGTTGATCAGTGCCGACGCATCGTTGCGGCCCTGCTCACCGGGATCCGGTGCGTAATAGAAGAGGGTGCAACTGCCTGTGGTGGAGCGGACGCCAGGAGTGCTGGTGCGATCTGTGTCTTCAAGGCTGGTGGTGTCGAGCAGGCCAAGGCTCGTGCTGACGCTCCAACCTTGAACACCGGCGGCAACACCGTCAATCAGTAGCTGACCTTGACTGCCGGAATAGAACGCCATGCCATTGCCACCTCCTTCTCAGTCTATGGATCACATGACGCCCTGAAGCTCAACCGAAACTGAGGAGCGACCGGGCCGGACGTTGGTGACTTTCGGTGAGCTGCTGTAGCGGTATGCAGAATCTGCATGGGTCCCCGGGGACAGCGCACCGCCGCTCCAGCCACGCATCGTCTCGACGGGAAGCGCGAAGCTCTTGAAGGTGCCTTCCACCTCGGCGTAGTGATCGAGAAACTGCTGGGCCGTGGCGTCAGGCAGGTTGTCGTAGCTCAGGTTCAGGACAGCGCCGGTGCGGTGGTTGCCGTAGCGGATGCGGACCGACGCACCAGACATCGAGGCGAAGGTCTTGACGGGCCAATTGCCGGGGTCGTAGCTGCGGCTGGAGGGGGTGACGGTAGGGAAGGGCATCAGGTGTCCTCGACGACGATCGCGTCACCCTGGATGTCGCTCAGCATAAGTTCGACGGGATAGTTCACCGCCGTGATCGACACCAGCCCGTCATCACCGATCTCGACGGAATCCACCATGTACTCCGCCGTCAGGATGTTCTCGCTCACCACGGTGAACATGGAGCCGAACAGCTCCGGCTGGCTGGTGGCCCCACCCTGGATGTGGAGCACGGCGCGGTCCACGTCCGCCATCCCAGGCTTGTAGTACAGAACGGAGTAGTCACCGTCTTCGTAGCGGGTGGCTGAGGTCACCACGCCCGTCGCTGCAACCACGCCGTTGGTGGCGTAGTTCTGGACGGTCTGGTTGAGCGCGACCTTGATCAGCGCACCGGGGGCCACGCTGGCTTCCTCGGGTGCCGTCTGGAACTTGAGGGCGTGCGTCAGCCGGCGGCGAACTGACATCAGATACTTCGCAGCCAAGACCGCGTGCTCGCGGGTGGTGCAGAACGGGCTGAGGTCGAGCGTCTCGATCGGCAAGCTGCGGGGCTTGTCGTCCCACCGGCAGCGAGCGCTCACGGTGCGGAACAACTCGTTCTTCTTGGCGGTGCGCCAGATCACGTTGGCTTGGAAGTCCCGCCGCTCGCTCAGGGCCAGGTACTCCACGTTGAGGGAGCCCTCGATGATGTTGTCGGCCGTGAACAGCTGCGTCACCTCAAACTTGTCGGTGTTCAGCGGCAGGGCTGGCTCAATCCCGAAGCGGCCGTTGCGGATGACGAAGTTGCACAGGAAGTACGGCGCGATCTCCGTCAGGTAGCCGCGCAGGTTCCGCTTCTCGTCGATGGCCCCGTCGAACAGCAGCCCGTTGGCTTTGCAGAAGGCATCGGTCTTGGTGATCGAGTCGTAGTCGATCAGCTCGGTGTCGATCGTGTCGTCGTTGCCCTCCAGGACGTACTTCACCAGCTGCGGGAAGCTGTTGGAGGAGTTCGTGCCGGTGTGGATCCAGAGGCGGATCTGATCGACGCTGCCCATGTTGCGGCTGCTCTTGATCGACAGCGCCGCCGTGCTCATGTCCTCAAAGCTCGGTGGGCCTGTCTCGGGCACCGCCAGGATCTCGTTGACGGCGACGATCGCGTGCTCGGGGGCGCTGTCGCAGCTGCGGGAGATCAGGTCGCCGTAGAAGCTGACCTCACCGATCTGGGTGTTGCCCTCAAACTCTCGGCCAGGCTGGTCGCTGGTGTCGGGGGTCGTGGCGCATCCGGTCGCCGAGATCGCCGTGGTGACGTAGGTGATGCGGCAGAGTCCGGTGACACCGTTGGGGTTGTTGCCATCAGCGGTGAGCGTGTGGATGGCTTCACCGCCAACGAAATGGCGCTTGTTGCACCCGGAGCTAGTGACCCGGATGGTGGGGTTCTGCGGCCAGCGGATGGTGCCGTCCGTGAACTTGTAGGACGTGGCGGTGACCGTGAAGGTCGTGTTGACGATGGGCTCCAGGTTGGTGAGGGCCAGGGTGACGCTGGCGGTCTTGGTCTGACCCACCGCGCTCGGGCGGCCCAGCAACATGCACATGTATGCCTGGTAGTTGATCCACTCCTTGATGCCGACGCCGGTGACCTTGACGGGCACCTTGTCGCCGTCACCGGTGCCGGTGTTCGCCTTGGTGGCGTCCTTGCGCATCGTGTCGAGTTCCTCGACCAGACGGCAGCCGATCTCGACGCCGGGCGCCTCGATCTGCAGATCACCGGCCGCCTTGATGCCGACGACGTTCTTGGAGCCGCCCTGCAACCAGAGGTACTTGGTGCTGTCTGGGAAGCGCTGCGCCTTGGCGGAGGGGACCGGGATGAAGCGAAACTCGTAGGCCCCGCGCTTGGGGTGACGCAGCACCAAGAAGTTGTACTGATCGACGGGTGAGCTGCCGCGCACGCAGAAATGCACCTCGGTGCGGGTCCACTCCTCTTCACCGATCTCGCGGTAGGAAATGTTGAAGACGGAGGTGCGCCAGTCGTAGAGGGTGGTGGTGCCGCTGGTGACGCTGATGTTTTCGGCGTCCAGCTCAATCAGCTCGCTGGGGCGTGGGATGGTCTGGAAGTTGCAGATGCCGTTGAGGCGGGTCCACACCTGGGACTTGATGCAGATCTCTGTACGGTCGCAGGGGCGGGTGTTCTTGACGTGCGCCAGCGCTGTGCGGGCCAGGGGGTAGAACGGCACGCCGACCTTGAAGCCGCCTTGCAGCAGCTCGCGGTCTTCCTCGATCGGGTTGACCGACGTGATGTTCTGCACCGGCGGAATGCCGAAGGTGGCGCCGCCGACCAGCTCGGTGCACTCCAGAGAGATCCACTGGCTCTTGCCCACGTCCCAGACATCCAGCTCCCGGTCGGTGACCTTCCAGAGGGTCATGCCGATCTGGATCGTCTCGCCGATCTGCAGGATGCTGTCGGCGCGGGCGCACTCGCTATCGAGTGTGTTGTCGATGTCGGAGATGTTGAACTGGCCGTTGATGCTGTCGCCGAGGGTGCCGACACTCAGCTTCTGGCCGGTGATGCGGAAGACCACCTTGTCGCCGACCTTGGCTGTGTTGGTCTCGCTCTCGGCAAAGCTGCCGGTTTTGACGAGGCCCATGCGCCGGGGCCAGCCGCAGCCGACGCCGTACATGCCGGGGTGACCCTTGTTGGGACCGGCAATCTTGCGGCGCTCCCACTTGATCGGGTTGCGGGCCGCGAGGTCAGCATCCTCGGGGTAGCTCAGCACCCGCCAGTTGACCCGGTAGGTCAGGCCGTTCGGGATCGATTCGTACACCCCGAAGCTGGTGTTGTTGGACGGGATGAAGGCGCCGCTGAAGGCGCCATCGGTCATGCCCGCGCTGAACAGGTAGCTGTCGAGATCCGGGTCACCGTGGTGACGCTTGGCCTGCGAGCCGTAGAGCAGGTCGTCACGGGTGCAGCGGCCGGATTGGTTGTGCCAGTAGGCGAACTCGCTCTTGGGCAGAGCATCGAGGCTGTTGTTGCCGATGAAGATCCCCTTGAGGTCCGGCGGCTCAACGTCTCCTTCACCGATGGCCAGGTGCATCTTGGCCACCTCCTGGCCGCCCAGCGCCCGGATGCGCGACCACACCAGCCGAGGGCTGACCAGCACACCGCCGCTGCTGCCGGTCCACAACGTCCAAACGATGGGGAGGGTCTCGCCGTAGCGGGCTAGCTCCTGCGCTGACTCAAAGCCGTAGGTGCTGGCAAAACGCTCGGCGCCGGTGCGGCTCGCCAGCGTCTTCTGCCCGCCTTTCTGTTCCGGCGCCTTGGGCTTCGGCGTCAGTGCGTAGGAAATCGCAGATAGCGCAATGCCAACGACCAGATTGATAAGGAACAGCGTTACATCGCTGGTGATGTCAGGAATACGGTCATACTCTGCTGGTCTGACGCGTGCTTTCTCTTGTGCGTGACGGATGAAGGTGAGGTATTCGTCTTCGGGGCAGCCCAGAATCTCGATCAACTGCCGTTCCCAGGGCAGTAGCGGTCGATCTACGATTTGTGCCTGAAATAGTGACAGCTCGGCACGCTGCGATACGGGCACCAGCGAACTTTCTCCGTGATTGCCGACACCAGCAGCAGGCCCTGATCCCAGGTCACTGCGAAGATCCATCGTTCGCTGGGCACTAAGGCAACGTCTCCATCGTAAAGGGGCTTCTCAATTCGTTTCCCCCAGCGCAGCATGTCGCGCAAGACGCTGCGCATCGGTGCGCTGTACCAGCTCTGCTGAAACGGTGGACAAGGGAGCTGCAGGCGGGTGCGCACCTCGTAGACCAGATGGATGCAGTCGATCGCTCCGTCGCCGCCGCCCCCATCCGCGCCGAGACGGTAGGGGCGGCCGAGCAGGTCGAGCATCAGATGTAGAGCGTCGAGGAGGTAGGCAGCGGCCCCACCAGATCGGTGGTCAACGTGCGGAACGGGATGTCACCGTCCACCGCATCCAGCACGGTGCTGAGTTGCAGGTTGGCGACGGTCTCCTCCCAGCCGCCCGCGCTGACCTGGCCGACATAGGCGTACAGGTCTTTGATGGGGTTCAGCAGCATGACCTTGACCTTGGCCACCCACTTGCCGTCCACCGCTTCCTGGATCCAGGGGCGGGTGAGCGCGGTGTTGGGGAAGCGCAGAGTCGCCACGATGTTGTCGCCCTGGCGGCTGATGACACCGCCGGAGAACCCGAACGGCAAGAAGTCGTCGCCGTTCAGGTCGTAGTTCTGATAGCTCATCCCGTTGAGGGTGAGCGCATTGCCAATGATCAGTTCCATCAGACCCCGACCCTCCGGCGTGTGGCTGGGCTCATCTGCAGCTTGCGAAGGGCACGTTGCTCACCGGCCTGGCTGGCCTGGTTGACGATGGCCGGCACCTGATCCTGACGGATGTAGTTGCTGTCGTTGAACTGCAGGATGCCGCCGCTGATGCTGATCTGCGTCGGTGCTCCGCCCAGAGCGCCGCCGCCTTCGCTGCCGCCGGTGGGGTCAGCGCCGTTCACCACCGCCTCACCCCGAGCCCCCGCATTCCACCGGGCCATGGCGCTCGGCATCTTGTTGGCGGGGATGACGTACTCACTGGTGCCGCCCTCGCCGATCACGGCTTGGGTGGGGCCGGTGACAAAACCGCCGGACGCGAAGGGTGTGCCGACGATGCTCGGCGTCTGGCCCCAGTCGATGCCGCTGGTGGCGCCTCCGAACAGGTTGCCCAGTCCGTCACCACCGCCGCCAAACAGGCTGCCGAGATTGAATCCGCTCACGGCGCTGGTGGCGCTGCCTGCGGATTGTGCGGCGGTGTTGGCCACCACAGCGCTTGTCAGGGCCGTCACCGCTGTG